GCCCAGATGATGGGAATCTCGGACGATCAGTTCGATCTGATCAAGCAGGGGCCTGCTGCCATTCAGCAGTTGGTGGTGGCGCAGGAAAAGCGATCCTCGATCACGGCGAAGGATGCACAGGACGCCCAGCGGCTGCGCAACATCTACCTGGACTTGCGCGATACCTTCGAATCGGTCGGCACGAAGGTGTTGATCGCGTTGATCCCAACCTTCGAAAAGTTGCTGAAGGCGGCCCAGAAAGTGGGGGACTACTTCCTGCAGAACCGCCAGCAAATCGTGCAGTGGATCGACCGCATGATTGACGGCGTGGGCAAGCTAGTCGAGAAGGCAGACCAAGGGGCCCAGGCTGTGGGCGGCTGGAAGAATGTCCTGATCGGCCTGGCGGCACTGAAAATCCTGTCTATCGTGGCGCCTATGGCGTCATTGGCGACTGCATTGGCGTCCATTGGCGCCTCGCTTGGGCTTATCGGTGGGGCGTCTGGTGCTGCTGGCGTCGCCGCCCTGGGCACAATCGCCACCGTGGCCGGCGGCGTGGCGCTTGCCACCTACAGCAAGTCGCTGAACCAGGGCGAGAACGTGCAGGTGAACGCCTTGAACAATCCGGCCTACCAGAGCGGCAACAAGGGCGCTATGGACGCAATCAAGTTCTTCGAAGGAAAGGGTTACTCGCGCGAGCAGGCGTCCGGAATCGTGGCGAACCTGATGGCGGAAAGCAACCTGAACCCGAAGGCGGTGGGTGATAACGGGCAGGCCGTAGGGGTTGGTCAATGGCACCCGGTGCGTCAGGCTGACTTCAAGAAAGCCTTCGGCATTGACCTGAAGGACGCGACGCTGGCCCAGCAGTTGGCGTTCGTGGACTGGGAGCTGCGCAACACGGAGCGCACGGCCATGGAGAAGCTGCAAGCGGCCAAAACTCCCCAGCAGGCTGGCGATGCGGTTTCGCGGTACTACGAGCGGCCCAAGGACCGCGACGGCGAAGCGGAGAAGCGCGGCGCTGCAGCAGCCGCGTTGTATGGTGCGGCGCACATCGCGAGCATCGAGGCTTCCGCGGGTTCTGCCACGGCCGCGTCAGCCCAGGCATCGCCGCTGGCAGCGCAGTCCGGGGCGAAGCCTATGCCGCTTAACACCGAGAACAACCACGAGGTCAACATCCACGGGCCAGTGACCATCAACACGCAGGCGACCGACGGTAAGGGTATCGCCAGGGACTTGGGCGATCTGGGGAGTAGCCAGAGCTTGGTAAACCAGTCGAACACAGGGATGTTCTGATGCCGCTGATTGAATTTCCGAATGTGCCGCAGGTTCCGGGCGTGCCTGCCGTGCTGCGCGGGTTGACTCTCCCATCTCTATCCGAACTGGCCAATCTGGGGTTGGGGGCCCTTGCTGCGTTCTTATTTGGAATTCCACGGTGGGGGCTGTACAACCAGGATGGCCAGCGCGTGATCGAGTTCGATACCTTCCTTGGCATTCGATTTCGAGATGGCTCGCGAATTTCCAGTTTCCCGGTGGAACAAGGCACCTTTTCGTCGTTCAACAAGGTCGACACGCCGTATGACGCAGAGCTGAGATTTGCACACAGTGGGGATATGAATTCCCGTGGAGCGTTTCTCGCCCAACTCGCAGCGCTCAAAAGCAGCCTGAGCCTCTTTTCTGTCGTGACGCCTGAGATCGTGTATCAGACGGCGAACGTCGTGGGGTATTCCTATGAACGTAGCTCACGGACGGGGCCAAGCCAGTTGCTCGTGAGCCTCTACGTAGAGCAAGTTCGGGAGATCCCCAGGGCAGCGGTCGCCCAGACTGCTGAGCCGGATGGCGCCCCAGAACGCAGCAACGGCCAAGTACAAGCGATTCCAGTACCAGAGCCGACCGCCATCGATGCTGTGCCGCTTGATGGAGATATTCAATGAGGCAGATCCCATTGCGCGCGGTTCCATCTCAGGCCTGTAGCGTTGTGCTGGGTGGGCAGAATTGCCAGGTCAGCGTTTACCAGAAGTCCACGGGGGTTTTCCTCGACCTGCTGGTGAACCACGCGCCTGTCGCGATGGCGGTGCTCTGCCACGACCGAGTTTGGCTGATTCGTGAGAGCTACAGCGGGTTCATTGGGGACTTGGCCTTCATTGACACTCAAGGGAGGGACGACCCGGACTATACAGGCTTCGGCGGCCGGTTTCAGCTTATGTACCGGGAAGAGGCTGATCTATGAGCTTTGTCAAACGACGCATCGACGTAACGATCAGCCTGGCCGAAGGTGAGTTTGGCAGCACCGCGGGGCCGAGCGAGACGCTATCCGGCTACCGCGTACAAGTCGCTGTGGTCGCATACAACGGCGATGCCCAGGCGCAGCTGCAGCTTCGCATCTTCGGCCTGCCGCAGGACATGATCAACAAGCTGACGGTGATTGGCCCCATCCTGACCGAAAGGCGTAACAACCGAATTCTGGTGGCCGCTGGTGATGCGGGTGCAGGCGCGCTGACGGTGGTTTATGAGGGCACGATTGCCCAGGCGTGGGCCGACTACAACCAAGCGCCGGAAGTGGTTTTTAACGTGGTGGCGTTGGCCGCTGCGTTTGAAGCGGTGCGTCCGACCAACGCGCGCAGCTACCGCGGCGCGGTTCAAGCCTCTGCCGTAGCGCAAGACCTGGCCAAAGCCATGAATCTGGCGTTTCAAAACAATGGGGTCGATGTTGCCCTATCGAATCCGTACTTCCCTGGTACCGCATTGGAGCAATTGAAGGCGTGCGCCCGTTCCGCCCGGTTCAACTATGCGATCGATCGTGGAATTCTGGCAATTTGGCCGCTTTCCGGCACCCGGGCCGCAGAGCCGATTTTGATTGAGGCTGGCAGGAACCTGTTGGGCTATCCGACCTTCACAGGCGGTGGGGTGGAATTTTCCGTTTTGTACACGCCGCAGCTCGGCTTAGGAAACCTGGTGCAGGTGATTTCTGTGGTTGAAGCTGCCCACGGCGAGTGGATCGTTGTGAGCATTGTTCACCAGCTAGAAGCGGAAGTCCCTGGGGGGGCTTGGGTGTCAAAAATCCTTTGCCAGAGACCGATCAATGGCTGATTCTCAATTTGGGCACGCCGGCCAAGCTGCTGCGGCCGACGGCCAGCAGAACTATGGGGCGCTAACCTTCCTGGTGACGCAGATGCTGAACCGACTGAACACCTGCACGCTAGTGCGCGTGACCGCGGTGACGAACAACGGCGGGGTGTCGCCGGTCGGCTTTGTCGACGTGCAGCCGCTGGTGAACCAGTTGGACGGAAACGGGAATGCGCTGCCGCATGGCCAGCTGTTCCAGCTGCCGTATTTCCGGCTGCAGGGGGGCACCGACGCCGTGATTCTCGACCCCAAGGTCGGGGACATCGGCATGGCGGCATTCGCCAACCGGGACCTGTCGGCGGTCAAGGCCAGCAAGCAGCAAGCGAACCCCGGGTCCTGGCGCACCCACGACATGGCCGACGGCCTCTACTTTGGAGGCATGCTCAACGGCGCGCCGGTGCAGTATGTCCAGTTCACCGCGGGTGGTATCAACGTGGTGTCGCCTTCCAAGGTGACAGTGGTGGCGCCCAATGTCGAGGTGAACGCCAGCGAGCAGTGCGCCCTGAATTCGCCGCAGATTGTGCTGAATGGCACGGTGCAACAGGGTGCCGGTTCTTACGGCGGCACCTCGACCTGGCAGGGCAACATGAACACGCTCGGCACGTTGCGCAACAACGGCAAGGATGTCGGCAGCTCGCACCGCCACGAAAACTCTGGCGGAACTGGGACTGGGGGAGTGCCGATATGAACACTCTCTTACTCGACCGGACGGTCTGGGATCTGGTCCTGGACGCGGGCGGCAACATCGCGAGGGCGTCGAACCCCTATGCGGTGGCGCAGGACGTGGCCAGCGCCATCAAGCTGTTCCGCGGTGAACTGTTCTATGACACGGCCAAGGGCATACCGTATTGGACCGAGGTGCTGGGCCAGTTGCCGCCCCTGGCGCTGGTGCGCGAACGGCTGCGCGCCGCGGCCTTGACCGTTCCGGACGTGGCCGATGCCGTACCAACCATCACCGCATTCGAGAATCGCCGCCTGAGCGGCTATGTCGAAGTCACGCTGACCAACGGCATGACGTCGACCATCACTTTCTAGGGACCCCATGGCTACCTCCCAAGTACCGCGCGTGCAGTTCACGCCGGAAGGCCTCGTATTGCCTCAAGAATCCGAGATCCTGGATGGCGTGCTGGCGGACATGGATAGCGCCTTCGGTGGCGGCTTGAACAAGAACCTGGAGACGCCCCAGGGCCAGCTAGCCAGCACCACCACGGCGATCATCGGCGACAAGAACAGCGAATTCGCCTCGTATGTGAACCAGGTGGACCCGGCCTTCGCTGCCGGCCGGATGCAGGACGCCATTGGCCGCATCTACTTCCTTGACCGCAAGCCCGGCACGGCGACCACCGTGGTCGCAACCTGCATGGGATTGACGGGCGTCACGATCCCGGTGGGCGCGCGCGCTCAGGCGGTCGACGGCAATATCTACCTGTGCACGCAGGCCGGCACCATCCCAGCCTCGGGCAGCATTGACCTGCCGTTTTCCTGCTCGGTCAACGGCCCGATCAGCTGCGCGGCCGGCACGCTGAACCAGATCTACCAGGCCATCCCTGGGTGGGACTCGGTCTTGAATGCGGACGCGGGCACCGTGGGCAGCAATGTGGAATCGCGCGCCGAGTTCGAAGAGCGGCGGCGCCAGTCTGTGGCGATCAATGCCCGAAGCTCGCTCCAGTCCATCTATGCTGCGGTCGCAAACCTGGACGGCGTCATCGACGTCTATGTGACGGAGAACAACCTGTCCATCGCCCAGACAATCGGCGGCGTGTCGCTCGTGCCGCATTCCATCTGGGTGGCGGTGGTGGGCGGAGAGGCGGCGGATATCGCTTCGGCAATCTGGCGCAAGAAGAGCAACGGCGCGGATTACAACGGCAACACGTCGTACACGGTCGGGGATCGGGACGGCTATTCCTATCCGTACCCGTCCTATGTGGTGAAGTGGGAAACCCCCGCCGCTCTGCCGGTGAAGTTCGCGGTGCAGCTGGCTAACAATCCGGCGCTGCCCTCGAACATCGTGGCCCTGACCAAGCAGGCCATCATTGCCGCCTTCAACGGCACCGACGGCGGACAGCGCACGCGGATCGGTTCCACTATCTACGCGAGCCGCTTTTATGCACCCGTGTCGCTGCTGGGGGCTTCGGTATCGATCCTGTCATTGCTGCTTGGCGACACCACGCCGACGGCTGCCAGCCTGACCGTGCCTATCAACCGGCGCCCGACTGTGTCGGCTGCCGACATTGCGGTGACCTTGGTATGAGTGTGCAACCGAACCCCGGGCTGGTGGCGCGGACCATCATCAGCCAGTACTCGAACAGCCCGACGCTCGTCCAGTTGGCCAACAACATGGACGACTACATCAATCCGGACACGGATTTCGATGCCTTCTACAACTTCGTATGGAACGTGGAGACGGCGCAGGGCTTCGGGCTGGACATATGGGGCAGGATCGTCGGCATCGGGCGCATGCTGACGGTCCCGGGCGATGTCACCTATCTCGGCTACGAAGAGGCCATCAGCTGGCAGCCCTTCAACCAGGCGCCGTTTTACACCGGGGCCCAGGCAACGCAGACCTATCGGCTTGCCGATGATGCCTATCGCAAGCTGATCCTGGTCAAGGCGCTGGCCAATATCTCGGATTGCACATCTCCGAGCCTGAACCGGCTGCTGTCCAACCTCTTCGCGGGCCGCGGCCGGTGCTATGTGTCGGACACGGGGAAGATGGAGTTCAGATACGTGTTCGAGTTCGCGCTCGAACCCTACGAAATCGCCATCCTGACGCAATCGGGGGCAATTCCAAAGCCGGCCGCAGTCCTGGCCAACGTTCTACAGGTCGACCTACCCACCACTTTCGGATTCAATGAAGCGCTGATGCAGCCTTTTGGATCCGGCGTTTTCTTCACTTCTTCGGGGCTCATCCATGCAGGTTAGCAACGCACCCAGCAAATCCGCCGTACCATTTGCGGACAGCGGCACCAAGAACACTATCCCTGTCGCGTCGCAAATCGGTGTGACGCCCGGCGGCGCATCATTCACGGACGGATTTCCGCCGTTAACGATGACACCCCTGGCGGCCGGCGGTGTGCCACCCTACGGCGCAGATTTCAACGGCATCCTGAATTTTCTTAGCGCGGCGGTGCGTTGGACCCAAGCTGGCGGGAGCTATCCCTACGATGCAGCGTTTGCCGCGTCCGTTGGCGGCTATCCGAAGGGTGCAGTGCTGGCCAATGCAGCGGGCACCGGGCTCTGGCTTAACTTGGCCGATAACAATACTGCCAATCCCGATTCCGGCGGGGCAAATTGGGTCGCGATGGGTCCTGGTCTTGGAATCGGCCAAGCATGGACGAATGTGACTGCTAGTCGGGCTGTAGGAGTGACCTATACCAACAGTACAAATAAACCCATCATGGTGTCAGCGACCGTGTCGGGCACTGTCCCGAATAGCACTGTTTCCATCGCACTGCTGGTGGGAAGCCCCGCCGTGGGGGTAGGCATTAACGCCCTCGTGACGAATGCCAACCCGACCCAGTGGAGCATTTGTTGCGAGGGCGTGGTTCCGCCTGGGCAACCCTACAAATTGGATGTCGTCCAGGGTTCTCTTTTGGCCTGGGTTGAGCTTCGTTAGGAGATTGCGTTGAAATACTTCAAGCACAAGAACGATGTGTTGGCATTTGAGGATGACGGTTCTCAGGACCATCTCATTCCTACTGATGCGGTCCCTATCTCAGAAGCGGACGCGATGGCGCTCCTGAAGGCTCCAACATCGCTGGAGGATGCTAAGTCGACAGCTTTGGCGAGAGTTGAAGCGGGGCGCCAAGCTTCGCTCAAGGGCGGTTTCCAGGTCCACCAAACCTCGTTTGCCTCCGATCTGGCCGCTCGCACCCACATTTTTGGGCTGGCAACTGGCCTGCAGCTCCAGGCGCTCACGGTCGCAAGCGTTCCCATTGCAACCGTTGAAGGCCGATTTGTGTCGGTAGACGTCGCTAGTCTGGGCTCCCTGCTTAGCGCCCTGTTGGCGCATTTGAATGCCGCGGACGAAATCGCCCGGGCACTAACCGACGCGATTCATGATGCGACGTCCATTGCGGAGGTGGAAGGCATACGTTGGCCGGCTTGACGGGCCAGTGCCTTGTCGACATAGGCCTTTCTGAATCTCTCAATCGGCCTTTCAATTAGATAGACGGTCAGGACTGAGATTCCCAAAACAGCCAAAATGGCTGCGGTCGGCGAGGGCGTAAAACCGCTTGTGCGAAATAAGGAGAAAACGGGAATTTCGAGGATGTAGACGGGGTAAGACAGGTCACCCAGCAACCTATTAACGTTGCTGTGCTGGGTCTTCTCGAAGAGAAAGCCGACACCGAAAGCCAGCAGGAGTGACAGTAGGCCCATTGCTACTTCCTGTTTGAATAATCCGCAATATTTCCCGCTTCGGCGGGTTTTTTTACGCCTAGAGGGGACGTGAGCAATGAGCAATTTCCAACTATCGCAGCGAAGCCTGACGCGGCTGGTGGGCGTGCATCCTGACCTGGTTGACGTCGTGAAGCTGGCGATCCAGCATACGCCGGTGGATTTCACGGTGGTTGAGGGCGTGCGCACCGTGGCGCAGCAGCGCGAATACGTCGCCAAGGGTGTGAGCAAGACCATGGACAGCTACCACTTGCCGCAGGCCGATGGCCTGGGCCACGCGGTCGACCTGGCCCCGCTGGTGGGCGGGGCGATCCCTTGGAATGATTGGGCCCAGTTCAAGAGCCTGGCGGACGTGGTGAAGGCCTGCGCCGCGGAGCTTGGCGTGCCGGTGGAATGGGGAGGTGGATGGAAGACGTTCAAGGACGGCCCGCACTTCCAGATCCCGCGGGACTGGAAGGGCCGCGCCGCCGGCACGTCGGCGGGGTAGCGATGGATTTCGAAAAGGGAATCTACGCAGGCCTGGCGCTGTTGGGTACCGGCTTCGTCGGCAAGTGGGTGGTGCCGCTGCTCATGCGGGTGCTGGGCAACAGCGTCGCC